TTTGACGATTATGATGGGTTTGTCAAGAAGCGTGACGCTGCGTGCAAAGCATTTAATAAGGCCGAGTCTTATCCTGGCTTTAAGCATGCGCGCGGAATCAATTCACGTTCTGACTTATTCAAAGTGGTTGTTGGACCCGTCTTCTCGGCGATCGAGAAGGTTCTCTTTAAGATGAAGTGGTTCATCAAGAAGATCCCGGTCAATGATCGTGCCCGTGCTGTTTATGAGCGACTTGGATCGCCTACGGCCAGGTTCTATGCAACGGATTATAGCGCGTTTGAATCTCATTTTGATCCTGACACAATGTCGGACATTGAGTTTGTACTTTATGAGTACATGTCACGTCATCTACCTGAAGGCAAAGGGTGGTTTGAAGACGTCAAGCGTGTTATCGGGGCTGCCAATAAATGCAATCGATTGCGTTATACGGCAAGCGGAGTTCGTGCTCGCATGAGTGGTGAGATGTGTACGTCTCTCGGCAATTCATTTGCCAACCTTATGGTGTTCTTATTTGTTTGCTCGGAGGCGGGCATTGAAGAAAAGGACATTGATGGGTTCGTTGAAGGCGATGATGGACTTTTCAAATTCGAGAGGCACCAACATATTGATGACGACTTGTTTAAGAGGCTAGGCTTTACAATCAAGATCCAGAAGTTTGAGAAACTCTGGGAAGCATCATTTTGTGGCCTCGTTTTTGACCCGGAAAACCTAATCATTGTCACAGATCCGCTTGAAGTTATTGCGGATTTTGGATGGGCGGGCCCGCGCTATATCCACTGTGGCCGTGTGCGACATTTGGAGCTCTTAAGAGCAAAGTCGCTGTCATTTGCACACCAATATCCAGGGTGTCCAATTGTACAAAGTTTAGCGCAATACGGTCTGCGCATGACCAAACACATCAATTTGCAACGGTATATTGATAGTCAAGTTTTGAGCATGTGGGATCGTCAGCAACTCTTAGATGCAATGGACGCTTTTAATGCTGGGGACATCAAGGTACGAGAGGTGGCGTCATCGACGCGTGATCTCGTTGAATCTGTCTTCGGTGTTACGGTTTCAGACCAAATACGAATTGAACGGCACATCGATGCCATGAACGTATTGGAACCGATTGATTTGGGACCAATCACAGGCGCCAGCGATGACTGGCGAAAATACTGGGATGACTACGTAATGCAGAGCCAGGGCGATTTCCCTGTGGCGCTGTCGACACGCGTGGTCTATGACAACATCGGCGAACTATTCGTCGAGGGATCGGATGCTGTGCCAGGCAAGGCTTGCATAGTGTCTGATGAATACTCTGTCGATGTACAACAACGACTGCGCCCAGCTTAACATTTAGTTAAGTGCTCGCAGGCCTTGATTCCGTTGGTGGCGGCATAACCACTAGAAACTTTACAGCGTGGGTTCACGCTGATTTTTCTTCGGCCCAGTTGTGGGCAAGCGTATTGACGTGTAGGCGTGTTGTGGCGCTTGAGCACATGTGTTGACTGATAATTTCAGGCAAGTGAAGCCGGTTTTGTGGTGCGAATCCACAGAGGAACCTGAGTAGAGGCCCGTAACAAGTTATTTCGAATATGGCGAGACATTGAAAAGATTAAATTCTAC